ACCGCTGGCCATCGTTACCGAAGCCAGTTTGAACGCCGACTTTGGACTGGACGGCGATACGTATACCATTGGCGGCGGCGGTTACCGCACCGACCTGCCGGAAGGACTGCTGCAATTATCCGGCAGCATCAAAGCATTTTTCGCCGATACAGTGCTGCTCAATAAGGCGATTAACAACACTAAAACGGCATTGAATTTTAAATTTATCAACGGCGCTCACAGCTTGCAGTTTTATATGGAAGAAGTAATTTTTCAGCAAACTTCACCCGGAATAGAAAATGAAAAGGGCATTACAATCAATTTGCCGTTTAAGGCGTTTTATGACAGCGGCGCCGGCGGCAGCGCCATCGTAGCAACGCTGGTCAATAACTATGCTTCCTATGCGACAGTATAAGCAGAATCTCAAAACATGCCAGGATTCAGGAAAAGAGAAAGACAGGGTTTAAAAAGATAATCGAACCACCAAGACATAAAGGACACTAAGGGATTTCACAAAGAGTTTATGTATATTTTTTCCTTCACTTACACTGTACATCTCCAGTCCTTCCTTTGTATTGCACAATAGCACAATCGTGTCTTGGTGGTTAACAAATCTTGTATTCTTCCACTAAAAAATATATAACTTCTAGTACTCTAATAAATGTTTAGATAATCGCACGGTAGTAGCGATTATCTATTTTTTAGCTGAGAGGAGTAAACCCATGAGTGATGACTTTAATCCAGAGAATAATCAGCAGTTGAGTAGTTTTCAAACTGCTAATATCCTGGAAACAGCACCTACTTTTTTCTTAGATTCTATGATAGTCGAAGCACCTATTTACCGTTGGCAATATAACTTTGAAACAATCTTAGGACCTGCTAATCCTGCGTTTATCGATGCATGGTTAAGTTATAAAGATATTGCAAACGGTTATATGTTGGCTTATAATCCTAATGGGATATTATGGAGGGTTAATGCCGCTGGAATACCCCACCTAGAGGATTTAGAGAAGTTTTATGAACAACAAAGAGTAATTGAAACTACATCTAATAGTACATTTAAAACATGGCTGGATGATCTTCAAGATAAAGCTGCACAACTCTGGGTAAAAGGATTTTTGCAAGCGCAAGGGATTGACTCAAGTGACCCGCAGTATGAAGAGAAACTAAACGCTGAAGCAGAGATATTGAAACAACAACAACAACAGATGCTGGAAGATGTAATCGGGCTGTATAGCGGAACTAAATTTAGCCGGGGAGCCCCCAAGTTAGTAAGTGATATCATTAAGGGGTCGAGTAAAGCTGCTCCAGAAGCGGCGGAAAGCAGCTTCAAATTTACGCAAACGACAGCTTCGGCACGGTTTAGCAAAGAAGGCATTTTTTCTGGCAAAACGATTGGCGAGGTAGTGGATGATTTGAGGGCTGGTGTACTGAAGGCTAGTGATGTTCCTGTCGAATATATTGAAAGAGATGGCGTAAATCTAATAGTAAATACCAGATCATCTCTTGCCTTAAAACGAGCAGGAGTTCCTGAATCAGAGTGGAATCTGATAAATAAAACTGGCAATCCATTGACAGAAGCGACAATTACCAAGCGTCTTGCTAAAAATAAACTGCCAGACGAAGGTGCGGATGTACTACGGATTACCGGCCCAGCCAAGAATGCTAGCAACTTGGAATAGGAGTGAAACTCAATGAAATTATCAACAGTATATCCCATAAAGCAACTTGCTCAAGATTTTATGGAATCGCCCCAAATCAAGACAGTCGATAAAAATGCAGTTTTGATTTTCGATTATGAAAAGGAATCCGGCGGTTATGCACAAACAGAGATAACATTCTGTGATGTTTTGGCAACTAAATTTATTCGAGAGTCAGAAATGGAACTTTATATGGTCGAGGCCTATAACGAAGTTGCTATCGTTGAGGATTCTCCATGGATTAAAGAATTTGGTGACAACATTGCCGAGAGCGGATACAAACACTTTATCGTTTTTTTTGATGAATATGGGGTATATCAATTTATAGCAAAAAGTTTTGAGGCTGCTCAATAGAGAGAAATGGCAAGATTGCATTGTTAATGCAGAATATCTCACTGCAAAACAATGGAAGCTGGTGGCTACATCTCAAAAGCCCATGCGCTTTATAGTTTCTTGACAAACATAGGGCATGCTAACTGACTACAGAATTAGGATTCTGTAGTCAACACCCTCTCTGACCCTAGCAAAGCGTCAGAACCGTCCGAAGCATCAGTGACGCATTTGACGCAACTGCCGCTCCCCTGGGACAACAACACAAAGGACCAACATAGTGGCAGCATCTTCGCGGATGCTGCCATTCTCGTCAAACGGCCTCTTTCTCGCCACCGCCGTCACCGTGTCCACCCCCGGCATGTTCTCAAGCCTGCGTCCACCATGTCCAGCATCCTCCTGAACCTTTTCGGCCCCCACAGATGCTGCCACTTTCCGTCACATGGCCTCTTACACCAGAAGTTCCAAGGCGCATCACGCACACCAGCGTCTGTTCCGGGTCTCACCTTCCCTGACCTTCCGCCGTCAGGTAGTCGTGGCAGGCGAAGTTTCGGACGAAAAACTTCAGGCAGCTAAAAAATTCAAAAGTTATTTTAATACAAGGAGGAGAAACAATGGCACAATTTCCTGATATCCAACAGCCAGTATATCCGTTCACCACCAAAATCAAAGATCCTTCCCTGCAGTCCGAAATGGAAAATGGACTGGTCATCTCCCGGGCGAAGTTTACCCGGGCGCCCCAGACTTTTGTTCTGAAATGGACTGCCCTGCCTGCCGCCGATTACGCAACCTTGCGCGATTTTTACCGTGATACGGTTTACGGCGGCAGTCTGGCGTTTGACTGGTATTATCCCACCGTCGCCAACGACTCGTATTCGGGAAAACTGTTTTCCGTCCGGTTTACGGGCTCAGACATTAGTTTTGACCTGGCGGCGCCGGGACGCTATTCCGGTACGCTGACAATTCAGGAGGTGTAATATGCTTAATTTGTCGGTCGCCGGCATGCTTGAGAAAAGCCTGCTTTCCAGTGATGGCGTGTGGCTGCTATTGGTGGAAGTCGCCATCCCGGATTCGGAGGAGCCTTTGCGGCTGGTGCGCAATAACGAGGATATCCTCTGGAATGGCGATACCTGGGCCGCTTTTAATTTTAAGCTCGGTGAAATTACGGAGGAGAACAATGGCAAGCCGCAATCAGTACCCTTGCAAATTTCGAACATCACGCAAACTGTCCAGGCCTATGTAGAAGAATATAGCGGCCTGACCGGTACAGCGGTAACGCTGCGGGTGGTTCATTCCCAGCATTTGGACAATACCGCGCCCGAGTTGGAGGAAATATTTACTGTGCAGTCGACAACCTGTGACAGCAAATGGGTAACCTTTTACCTTGGCTGTGACCTATCCATTCAGGTGCGGTTCCCCTTCCGCCGGGTGTTGAAAAATTTTTGCGCCTGGCGCGATCAGTACAAGGGAATCGAGTGCGGGTATGCCGGGGCGTTGGTGGAGTGTGACGGCACACTGCAATCCTGCCGTGACCGGGGCAATTCGGCCCGGTACGGCGGCGAACCAAGTATTCCGGAAGGAGGGCTTTATGCCTAAGATGAATGCACCATTCACTGACCTGATCGGCCTGCCGTTTGTCGACGGCGGGCGGGATCCAACCATAGGCCTGGACTGCTGGGGACTGTCCACGGAAGTCTTCAGGCGTTGCGGGATTGAACTGCCTGACTATAAAATATCTTGTGAAAATGCCAGTCTGATTCACAGTGAAATCAATGAGCAAAAACCGTTTTGGCGCCGGTGTGCAGGAGAAATCCCTGTTCCTGCGCTTGTTGTTATCCGGTTTGCCGTGTACTGTGACCATACGGGAGTATACCTCGGCCACGGCCGGTTTATTCACACCCGCAAGGGAATCGGCGTTAACATCGACCGCGTTGCCAGCCCCGCCTGGGCGAAACGTATCGAAGGATTTTATGTACCGGAGGTGATGACATGATCACGATAACTATCCTGAAAAACCCATTCAACCACAGTGATAAAGAAATCTATGCCTGCGAGCATATCCCCGGCAAAACGGCCTATGAATATATTCAGCCTTACATTATGGGGCTGGATGACTATGTTGTCAGCATTAACGGCAACGTGGCAGAGGATGCGAAAATGCAGACGGTAAGCAGTGACGACTGGCTGGCCGTCTGCCCGGTTGTCGGCAAAAGCGGTCGGGACTGGTTTAGATCCATTGGGTTGCTGGCAGTGGGATATTTTGCGAGCGGGTTAGTTAATACTTGGACTGGGGTTGGGGCTAAAGCGGGAATTTGGTCGTCCACATTTGGCAGTTCTGTTGGCTTTTGGGCCAATATGGCCGCCGGAGCTGTCACCGCAATCGGCGGGACGCTCCTCAACCACTGGTTCCCGCCGGCCAAAGCCGACAGGGTCGAAACCAAATCGTCCTACAACTGGAGCAACGCCCAGTCGCAGAGCGGTCAGGGCAATTCCCTGGCCGTAACTTACGGCACCATGCGCACGGCCGGTCAGGTGCTTGCCCAGCATGTGTCCAGCGACGACGAAGACCAGTACCTGAATATCCTGCTGTGCGGCGGCGAAGGGCCGATTGACAGTATCAGTGATATCCGGATCAATGACAATCCCATTTCCTACTACAAAGACATCACTGTCGAAACACGATTAGGTGTCAATGATCAGAACGCAGTCGCTAATTTTAACGACACCTATGATGATCAGGCCCTAGCCTACGAGCTGGACACTGATGACACCTGGGCTACGCAGCAAACCGAAGGAAATGCGGTGGAAGGCCTGGAAATCACGCTGCAATTCCCCAACGGCCTATATTACGTCAACGATAACAGCGGCCTGGGAAATGCTTCTGTTACCGTAAAAGTGCAGTACCGAAAAACCGGTGATACAAATTGGATCG